GAAGCAACACAGAAGATCCAGGAACTGGACACTCAGATCTACGAGGAAAAGCAGGAGAAACAGGAAGAGGCAGCCAAAGCCAGAGAGGAAGCTGCAAAGACCCAGGCTTCAGTACAGAAATCCCTTCTGGAGACCTACCAGACCTATTATTCTATGTCCGCCAGGGCAGAGATGGAATATTGGGATATTGCCAGAAAACAGTTCACAGCCGGCATGGATGAGCGCATAGAAGCAGATAAAAAGTACCTGGAAGCCAAAGAAGATTACGAAAAAGAAAAGCTGCAGCTTGATGAAGATTACAATGATAAGCGGGAAAAGCTTGAAAAAGAACTAAATGAGACCATACAGGAACTGGAAGAAAAAAGGGACAGTGCCATAGCTGATCGGAAGAAAGACATCCTTTCATCCATGAATAACTATGATGCCTGGGATGCTTCCGGATATACTGCAGATCGTCTGATTTACAATATGAATACCCAGGTTGAGGGACTGAAACTGTGGGAAACCCAGTTGCAGGAACTGAGCGGAAAGGGACTTTCAGAGGGGCTGCTGCAGGAACTGAAAGACGCAGGACCAGAAGCAACCGCCAATATTTACAGCCTGAATCAGATGACTGCAGAGCAGCTGGATGAATTTAACAAGCTTTGGGAAGAAAAGCAGGAGATAGCAGACCGGCAGGCAAAAAAAGATACACAGGCTACGCGGGATGCTATTGACCAGCAGATAAGTGACACCAAGAAAGACTATAAGAAGCAGCTGGATGATCTGGCAGCTGAAAATGCTTCGGCTGTTGCGAAACTAAATGAGGGACTATCTACCGGCTTGCAGTCCCTGGTGGAACAGGCTGGCCAGATTGGTGAGGATATTGTAGGTAACCTGATCGCTGGCATTCAGAAAGCTGGCACAGGTGGAACTTTGCTTGACGTAAATGTAACTCCGAATGGCAGCACTGCATCTGGCACGGCCTCTTCTGGATCCGGTGGAACAGATACATCCAGCACTGCTTCTTCAAGCTCAGCTTCCTCTGGGACAACATCTGAAATTGCGCCCGCGCAAAAAGCAGAGCTGGAGGCCGTGACCGCAGGTGTAGCGGAAGAACCGGCAGAAATTACAGAAGTACAAAAGCTGATCAATGCAAGTAAAGCCCATAAGAAATCAGTATCAGATGCTGAGAAAAAGAAGCATTCGGATCTGTGGCAGTACATTGTTAAGAACTACGGCCGGAGCGTCAACGATTCCACAGTTAAAAAGATTGCGGATGCTCTTAGCGTGGAAGCCGACAAAAAGCCTACATCAGCGCAGAAAAAAGCAATTCTGGCCGCTATGAAAAAGAACGGCCTGAAGACCGGTACTCAAAACGTCATAGAGGATCAGCTGGCGTGGTTATTTGAAAATAACGCCCAGGAATATGTTCTCCGTAAGTCCGATGGCGCGATCATGCAGAACATGCTCACCGGGGACAAGGTAATTAACCCACAGGGAGCAGAAAACCTTTATAATTTTGCCATGAATCCGGATCAGTTCCTGGAATCCAGATCTTCCCTGGAGGTAGGAGCGGCTGGAGTCGAGAAACTTAACCGTTTGATCCAGCAGCAGTCAGAGCACCAGGCGAAGTTATCAGGAAGCTATCGAAGTGATAACTCCGAAATACTGAGCAAAATGGATTCCATGATGAGTACGATGGAGTCCATGATGGAGAACATGGCAAGCTCCATGAAGAACTTAAAAGTATTCATGGATAAAGATAAGCTGGTCGGAGAACTCAGGGAAGACATGAACATAAAAAATGAAATGGCAGCCACAAGATACACAAGGGGGCGTCTGAGATGAATATAAATGGCTGGGACATATCCGGAGCACAGGCCAAACAGTGGAACGTGACTCCGGGATTTTCCGATATTGAAAATGAAAGCGAATGGCAGAGGGGAAGCCCACTGCCGTTTTTCATTAATGGATCAATCGGGTGGAAGACAATACGGATCACCTTCCTGGTATACGGCTCTGATCGAAATGAGATCTTGCAGAATTGCAGCACCCTGCTTTCCCATATGATGTCCGAGTCGGTCACCTTGGAACTGGATAAGTTCGATCACAAGTTTTGCGGGTTTATGAGCAAGCATGATTTTACAGAAAACCCGCTTGCCCGTCTGAAGGTGACATCCAACAGGCTGAGCAAGCTCACCGTTGATTTTTCCTGCTATGAGTTTGCTGAACAGCCAAACGGTTCACCGTTTTCGGAGTCCGCTTCCGGGATGCTGGAGACAGTAGTTACAAATCCTGGGAACATCCGGACGCCTTGTATGGTAGAGATTACGCCAAAGGTGGGAATGGAACAGCTGACAATAACTGGAATAAACCGAAATCTAGATACAGGAGAAAACCTTCGGGTGGTAATAAGAAGCCTTACTGCTAACAGTACTGTGATTTTAGACGGAGAAAGTGGGAAGATTACAGAAAATGGGGCTAACAAAGCAGCAGATGTTGATATTTGGAGCCTGCCGATCCTTTTACCAGGGGAAACAAGGATTACCTTAGACAGCACATGGACAGACATGACTGTGAAATATAGACCAAGATTTATGTAGGAGGAAAAAACATGACAAACCAGGAAATGTTAAACGCTTATAACGGATTAAAACTTTTTCAGGAAAAAGAAGCACAGATTTATAAAGAAGATGGAAAGAAAATTTTATCTGGAAAGATAAAACTGAGCTATGCCATTAATAAAAACACGAACTTATTGCTTAACGCATTAAAACCTTATGAAGATACCCGTAAGGAGTTAATGGAAGAATACCGGGATCTTGAACAGGAGGAAAAGGCAATTGAAGAGGAAAAAAAGCGAGCTGAACAGGAAAAGAGAGCCCCCGGAAATGTGGATATCATTCTTAAAGAAGGAAAAAGTGTAAAAGAGCTCAACCAAAAGATTCAGGAACTTCTGGGACTGGAAATGGATTTTGAGGTGCATAAGGTATCCCTGGAAGAATTTGATGGGCTTGATATTGGAAGTTGGGAATTAGGCATTTTTATGTTTATGATTGAAGACTAAACGGAGGCGGCCCTATGCTTAAGATATATGATACGAACCACAATGCCATAGGGCATATTGTCAAATACAAGGATCTGAAGGTTGCGAGCGACGTTACAACTGGCGATCAGACTCTTTCTTTTACATACATGGCAAGACATCATGAAATCTGTGAAGAGTATTATATTGAGACTCAGGATGCTGAGTATGTAGTAAAAGAAAAGAGTGTAAGCACAGATGGATTCCTCTCCTTTGTTGCGGTACTGAACCTGGAAGAACTGGAGGCGAAGCCCTGGAGCTCCTTTGGCATTACGGATTCCACAATAGAAGATGCGGCCAAGCTTGCTCTGGCTGGATCCGGCTGGACGGTTGGCGAATGTACCGTAACCAAGAAAAGAAATGCAGGGATATTGCAGACAAATACGCTTGGAGTAATTCAGAAGCTGTGTACTGCATTTATGTGTGAAGTCGTTTATGATACCAAGAAAAAGACAGTATCCTTTTACGATCAGGTTGGCCAGGATAAAGGGAACTTTTTCCTCACAGGGCTTAACCTGAAACGGTTACAGAGGAAGGGCAGCACCTACGACTATTATACGAGAATTATCCCTATTGGCCAGGACGGGCTTACCATCGAGTCCGTGAACGATGGGAAGAATTACCTGGAAAATTACCAGTACACGAATAAGGTGAAGACCTACATCTGGAAAGACGAATCTTATACAGATGCTGCAGCCATGAAAGAGGATGCAGAAGCGAAGCTGAAAGATCTGTCAAAGCCGGAAGTATCATACAGTGCTGATATTATTGATCTGGCCAAACAAAGAGCCGGATACGATGATTTTTCTTTTTCCCTGGGAGATACAATCACCCTGATCGATGCCGCCACCGGGATCCGGGAAAAGCAGCGGATCATCAAGCTTACACAATATCCACAGGACCATACCAAAGATGAGTGCGAACTGGCCAATAAGCTTCCCTCATTCGAAGAGGCCAGGGAGAAGCTCCAGGCCGCCCAGGAAATTATTAACACCGTAATCAGTGATGATGGACGGTACACGGGGACTATCAATGTATCGGATATTTTGCATTTTGACGAGGGTGTATATGGCAGCAGTGCGGTGGGAAATCTGCAGGGGTTGTACAATACTCTGGACGGGAGCTTATCAGAACTGAAACTGGCGGTAGGACAGATCAAGTCAAACTATATCAAGACAGAAGAGGCTGATATTAAGTTTGCCACCATTGAAAGTCTGAAAGCACTTGAGGCAGAAACTACCAGCATTAAGTCTAAATACGCGGAATTTGAGAGTACCGTTACGGATGAACTGGCGGCTAACAAAGCGTTAATCAATGAGCTGGATGTAAAAAAGATTAACGCCGCAGACGCTGATTTGAAATACGCAAGCATTGATTTCTCCAATATTGGCATAGCGGCTATGGAGAAATTCTATTCAGAATCTGGCTTGATTAAGAATGTAGTGGTCGGCGACCAGACTATTACTGGCGAATTGGTCGGTGTAACTATCAAAGGTGATCTGATCGAGGGTAACACCATCAAGGCAGATAAGCTGGTCATTAAGGGGGAAGATGGCCTTTACTACAAGCTTAATACCAACGGATCAGGAGTAACTTCGGAGCAGACTGACTATAACAGTTTGAACGGTACTGTTATCCAGGCCAAGAGTATCACAGCAGATAAAGTGGCGGTGACCGACTTGGTAGCTTTTGGTGCTGACATCGGTGGAAACCATATCGGACACGACTGCATATATTCCGGAGCTAAGACTTCTGCGCTCAATACCACCAGAGGATTCTATCTCGGCTCAGATGGCCAGGTAGGATTTGGCGATACGAATGAGTATATTCAGTTCTATAAAGGCGATGACGGGAACTTTCACCTGAGAATTAGTGCTGGCGATATTTTGTTTGGTAAGAGTAAGAAGACTGTAGAGAGCGCAATTACTGAGATCGACACTAAGGTTAATAACGTTAAGTCCATTGTTGGAACCACATACACTTACCAGGTTGGTACTAGCATGACAGATGTTCCTACAGGGGAATGGCTAACTTCAATGCCTAACGTACCACAGGGACAGTATC